AGGAGGAAAGAAAAAATGAGTGAACCAAACTTATTTGAAGTTGGATATCAAATGCAAAAAGAACAACAAGAAACCGTAAAAATAAATAGTTTAGAGTTAGAAAACGTGAAACGCGTTAAGGCAGTCAAATTAGAGCCTACAGCAAGTGGTTTGACTGTGGTTGGGGGAAAGAACAACCAGGGGAAAACAAGCGTGCTAGACGCAATAACGTGGGCACTAGGAGGTGAGAAGTATAAGCCTTCACAGCCAGATCGAGAAGGTTCAATGATTCCACCGAAACTTCACATTGAATTGTCGAACGGAATCATAGTGGAGCGCTCAGGAAAAAATAGTGCATTAAAGGTTTTAGATTCAACAGGAGCGAAAGGTGGCCAAAAACTACTAGATTCATTTATCAGTACATTTGCTTTGGATCTGCCAAAGTTTATGAATTCGACAACAAAGGACAAAGCTAATACGTTATTACAAATTATCGGGGTTGGAGATAAGCTATCGATTTTTGATAAACAGGAAGCTGAACTTTATAACCGTCGCACAGAGATTGGTCGTATCGCTGATCAAAAGAAAAAGTATGCTGACGAGATGGTGCAATGGGACGGTGTTCCGGAAGAGATCGTCAGTGCATCAGAATTAATTCAACAGCAACAGGAAATCTTGGCACGTAATGGGAGAAATCAAGAATTGCGTAATCAAGTCACAAATCTTGAAGCACAGAAAACATTGCTAGAACAACGCATTGCAGAAACTACTAAAGCTTTAAACGCAATGCAAGAACAAATGACAGAACTCGCAAATGATTTAGTTATTGCAAACACAAACGCTAAGGACCTGCAGGATGAATCAACTGCTGAACTTGAAACAAGCATTGCTAATATCGATTCTACGAACGCTAAGGTTCGTGACAATCTAAACAAACAACGCGCACAAGCTGAAGCAGAGGAGTATAAGCTGCAGTATGGCGATCTAACAACACAGCTTGAAGAAGTTCGAAAAGCACGCATGGAACTTCTAAACGGAGTTGAAATGCCACTTCAAAATCTGTCAGTGGACAATGGTGAGCTAGTTTATAAAGGCCAACGCTGGGACAATATGTCAGGCTCTGACCAGTTAAAAGTTGCTACAGCTATTGTCAGAAAAACGAATCCAAAATGCGGTTTCGTTCTCCTGGATAAACTTGAGCAGATGGATATTGATACCATGAACGAATTTGGGCATTGGTTGCAGGAAAACAATCTGCAAGCAATCGCTACAAGAGTTTCTACAGGTGATGAATGTTCAATCTTTATTGAAGATGGATACTCAATCGATAAGTCAGGAAATAAAACTGCAGACAGTGAAATCAAACCTGCAGGAGCATGGAAGGCAGGTACATTCTAATGTTTGAAATCAATACAGGAGTAGTAAAAACTCCACTGAAAGTAATCATCTATGGTACGGAAGGTGTTGGTAAAACAACTTTAGCAAGTAAGTTTCCTAAGCCACTATTCATCGATGCAGAAAATGGTTCCGGAGCACTTAATGTTGCACGTTATCCATATCCAACATCTTGGCAAATGTTGATGTCAGAAGTACAAGAATTTCTCAACAATCCGCAAGGGTATAAAACACTAGTTATTGATTCGATCGACTGGGCAGAAGCAAAAGCTATCGAAATGATTTGCGCAGGCATGAAGGTCAATGGTATCGAGGATATTGGGTGGTCAAAAGGTTATACCTACTTAAATGAAGAAATGGGTAGACTGCTCAATCTTCTGACAGAAGTCATCAATCGTGGTGTAAATGTCGTCCTGATTGCACACATGGTCATCAGAACGATTACAAAACCAGAAGAGACGGGTAGTTATGATCGCTATGAACTAAAGCTAAAACAAGCTAAGAACGGCAATAACTGCCAACTAGTTAAAGAATGGGCTGACTTGATTCTGTTCTGTAATTACCGCGAGTTCTTAGTGGCCGACAAGACAACAGGCAAAAAGAAAGCAACTGGTGGAAAAGAAAGAATCATGTACACGGAACATGCAGCTACATGGGATGCAAAAAATCGCTTTGGACTTCCAGAAGTACTACCACTAGATTTCAAATCGATTGCACATCTATTCAGTGACAACTATGAGGTTAAGACTGAACAGATTAAAGAGCAACAGCCGCAGCAAACAGTAACAAACACCGTTCAAACAGTGCAACAAAATGAACCTGTTGAACAACCAATTCCTGAAGCGAATAACTGGACAACAAATACAGATACACATTTATCAATTGATTCTACATGGAAGCCAACACCATACACTGCTGAAGAAGAAGCTATCATGGCTGAACTGCCAAAAGCGCTAACGGACTTAATGAAGTCTAAGCAAGTGCACCCATCAGAGATTCAACATGCAGTATCGATAAAGGGATATTTCACAAAAGATACACCAATCAAGAATTATGATCCTGAATTCATTCAAGGATGCTTGATTGGAGCATGGCCAGCAGTAATGGAATTGATTCAAACAGATAGAGATTTGCCATTTTAACATAGGAGGATAAAGAAAATGACACAGTATAACAACAATTATCAAAATCCATATGCACAACCTGCATATGGCCAACAGGCAGCACCACAACAACAGGGCGGAGAATTAATGGATGGAATGACAGTCTCTGCTGCAGATTTAGGAGACTATGACAAAGGGTACGTTTTACTTCCAGAAGGAACTTATGATTTCACTGTAGTTGATTTGGATGAAACACGTTATCAACCTGGTCCAAAGAGTTCAGGAAAAATCGGACCATGCAAGCAAGTTATTTTAACATTACGTTTTAAGGATCCAACAGATGGTAGCGATGTTGATTTAAAACACAATTTATACATGTACAACAATCAAGGTTGCTTAGGCATGATTGCATCATTCTATGATGCGGTAGGTATGCATAAAAAAGGTGAACCAATCACATTTGATTGGAGAAAAGAAGTTGTGATTGGGAAGCGCGGTCGTGCTGAAATTAATCACCGCAAGGGCAGTGATGGCAAGAGCGAATATAACAATATCAAGAAGATGTTACCGCTTGAAGCAATGCCTACAGCTGGCAACCCTACACCTAATGCAGGAAACTGGTCTAACGGTCGTTTCTAATGGAGCTTAGACCGTACCAAGAACAAGCAAGGCAGGCAATCGAAAAGGAATGGGCGAGCGGAGTCAAGAACACTCTGCTCGTTCTTCCTACCGGTTGTGGTAAAACGGTCGTTTTCTCAAAAGTAATTGAGGATCAAGTTAAGGAAGGTAAGCGAGTGTTAGTAATGGCACATCGTGGCGAACTACTTGATCAAGCTGCAGATAAACTCCACAGAATGACAGGACTCACATGTGCTGTAGAAAAAGCAGACCAGTCATGTCTAGGTACATGGAATCGTGTTGTGGTCGGCAGCGTTCAATCACTTATGCGACCTAGCCGTCTTGCTAAGTTTAATAAAGATTATTTTGATGCAATCATTGTCGACGAAGCACACCATGCAGTATCAGACACTTATACACGTGTTCTAGAGCACTTTGACCAAGCAAATGTATTAGGCGTCACTGCTACACCAGAACGCTCTGATATGCGCAAATTAGGCAGTCTATTTCAATCGCTGGCATATGAGTATTCAATTGTCCAGGCAATCAAAGAAGGATACCTATGCAAGATTAAAGCGCAAACCGTTCCACTCAAAATTGACATGAACAATGTGTCAGTTACTGCAGGTGATTTTTCAGCAAACGAAATAGGGACTGCACTGGATCCGTATCTTGAGCAGATTGCTACGGAAATGGAAACAGTTTGCAAGAATAGAAAAACAGTTGTGTTTCTACCACTGATTGCAACTTCACAGAAGTTTAAGAACATTTTGATAAGCCACGGATTTAAAGCTACAGAAGTAAACGGTAATTCAGATGACCGTGAACAGATTCTCAAAGACTTCAGCGATAACAAGTACAACGTTATCTGTAACTCAATGTTACTAACTGAAGGATGGGATTGTCCTGATGTAGATTGCATAGTTGTATTACGCCCAACAAAGGTTAGAAGCCTTTATTGTCAGATGGTAGGAAGAGGAACAAGACTTTCTCCAGGTAAAGAAGATTTGCTCATTCTAGACTTCCTATGGCTGTCTGAGAGACACGAACTTTGCAGACCTGCAGACATCATTTGTACAGATAAAGAAGTAGCTAAAAAGATGACTGAAAATCTAGCAGAAAGCGGTTGTCCTGAAGACATTGAAGAAGCAGAAAAAGAAGCATCATCAGACGTACAAGCGCAAAGAGAAGAAGCTCTAAAAGCGCAACTCGAAGAAATGAAAACACGCAAGCGTAAGCTTGTAGATCCATTGCAATTTGAAATGAGTATTCAAGCTGAAGATTTAACTGGATATACACCTTCATTTGGATGGGAAATGGCACCAGTCAGCAAGAAACAAAAAGATGCATTAGAAAAGTTTGGAATCTTTGCTGATGAAATTGAAAATGCAGGTAAAGCCGCACTTATCATGGATAGATTGCAGAAACGTCGTGATGCCGGATTATCTACGCCTAAACAAATTCGTTTCTTAGAAGGACGTGGATTCGCACATGTAGGTACATGGGAATTTACGGAGGCAAACAATATGATTGCACGTATCTCGGCCAATAGCTGGAGAATACCATCGGGAGTTAACCCTGCAGAATATACACCAAAAGGAAATTAGTATATGGAAGATAGATTAGAAGATTTAAGTGCAGCATTAGAATACATAGATCCTGAAACTTTATCATATAGCGAATGGGCGTCTGTAGGTATGGCTCTGAAATATGAAGGTGCATCAGTAGACGTATGGGATAGATGGTCATCACAAGATGGTGGCCGCTATCATGCAGGCGAATGCGAAAAGAAATGGGATTCATTTATCAATACCGGAATCACCGGTAATACCATCTTTAAGATGGCAAGTGAAAATGGGTATATTTCTGCAGATTATCAACCAATCATTAAAGGTGGTGCGCGTGAATTGTTCGATGGCGAAACCGTTGAATTTAACTACCGTGTCATTGATAAGGGCATGATGGATTATGAGAAGTTACCTGAAGTCAAGAATTGGAATCCAGTTGAAGATATTAGAAAGTATTTATCAGTAATCTACGCACCTAACGATCACGTAGCATATTGTGTCAAATGTTTCCAAGATCAGGATGGTAAGTATCATCCTGGTCAAAGAAACTATGACAGAACTGCAGGCAGATTAATGGATGAACTAGACCACGCTAAAAGGATTGAAGATGTGTTCTATGATTACGATCACAATTGTGGAGCATGGATTAGTTTCAATCCTATGGATGGTGGTGGTTGCAAGATTGACAATATCACAGATTTCAAATATGCGCTGGTTGAATCGGACACTCAAAATATCGACATGCAGTACTCACTCATGACAAAGCTAGAATTACCGATTGCTGCCTTAGTTCACTCAGGCAACAAGAGCATTCATGCAATTGTGCGTATCGAAGCATCCAATGAAAAGGAATACTCAAGACGAGTAGATTACTTATTCAAAGTATGCAAACAGAACGGATTGGATGTAGATACATCCACTAAGAATCCAAGTCGACTAAGTAGAATGCCTGGCTTCGAACGTGGCAATAATCGACAGTATCTAATTGCAACCAACATCGGTAAGGAATCCTGGAATGATTGGGTAGAATACATCGAATCAATTAACGATGATTTACCTGATCCGGAGAGTCTTGAAGATGATTGGAGCAATCTTCCTGAGTTAGCGCCATGCTTAATAAATGACGTGCTCAGACAAGGCCATAAGATGCTTATTGCTGGGCCATCTAAAGCAGGTAAGTCATTTGCATTGATTGAGTTAACGATTGCGATTGCAGAAGGCTGTAAGTGGCTTAATAAATGGGATTGTGCACAAGGTAAAGTCCTATATATCAATCTTGAATTGGATCGTGCTAGCTGCTTACACAGATTTAAAGATGTGTACGAAAAGCTAGGTATTCAAAGACCAAACCTAAGAAATGTTGAAATTTGGAATCTTCGTGGTAACGCAGTCCCAATGGATAAGTTAACACCTAAGTTAATCAGACGTGCACAGAAAAAGAATTACATTGCTGTTATTATCGACCCAATCTATAAAGTCATTACAGGCGATGAAAACAGTGCCGAGCAAATGGCCAAGTTTACAAACCAATTTGACAAAGTTGCAAGTGCATTAAATTGTGCCGTGATTTACTGTCACCATCACTCAAAAGGCTCACAGGGTAGCAAGAAGTCAATGGATAGAGCCAGTGGTTCAGGAGTGTTCGCACGCGATCCGGATGCAATGATAGACCTCATTCAGATACCTTTAAACGATGGTGTAACAGAACAACAGATAAATAAAGCTGTATGTGATGAATGGGCAAGAGTCATAAAGCAATACAACCCAGAATATTACGAAACAATTCCGTACGATGATTTTATGAGCAGAAAACAGATGGGTGGCCATTTATACAATTCTGTAACAATCAAGAGAAAACTCAATGATAAGCAGATTGAAATCATCACACAACAAGCGGAGTTAAAGGCATCACAAATGACGGCTTGGCGCGTTGATATGACGCTTAGAGAATTCCCTAAGCCGCAACAAACTGATATATGGTTCAACTATCCGATTCATACAGTTGATACAACAGGAGTGCTTGCGGATATACCACTTGATGAAGAAACGTCAGGATGGAGAAACAAAAATAATAAAAATAAAAACTCCGATGAAAAGGAAAAAAGACGAAAGGAAGAATTTAACGATAAACTCACACGTTTAAATTTGGCATTCAGTAATTTAGAAGCTAACAACTCAGAAATAACAATGGTGATGTTACGAAAAGAACTGAACGGATTAGCAAGAAACACACTAAGGGATTGGATAAGCATGTCTGGCCAATATGAAATCATTACAACAGGTAAAAATACACCTAGTCTAGTAGTAAGGAAAAACAGTAGTGTCGGTGTCGAAAATTAAGTGTTTCGACATAGTGTCGAGTGTATAAAAATAAAAATCCGACACTAAGAATCCGACAGCAAAAAGGTGTCGAAAAAGGTGTCGCCGAAATATATATATACTTATATATATTTTAACCGACATTGAAAGCATGATGTCGGAAAAGAAATGTGCGTATGTCGATGACGGGAAGGGCTATGAGTACGCCCTTTCCCGATCAGACTACACACGCACTAATTTCTAACGCGCATGAGATAGGAGAAAAAATGAGAAATAAAAAGCTGAAAGAAACTGAGAAATTAAATTTCATAAAATCTATGCCGCCTTTATATCATAAATTGCCTAATCAGAACTTTGATATAAAAAATAGTGAAGTCGTTAAATGGCTTATTCAACAACCTGAAATATTACAAAAAGTTTTTGACTTTGCGGCTAATCGCAGTCCTAAAAATAAACTAATCGAATACAATACAAAAACTTGTCAATGGCAAGGGGTTGATTTTAAACAGAAAGAAGAGGATGAAAAATATGAAAAGTGAAAACTGCTATTTGATTAAAACAATAACAGGTAATTTTTATACAACGGATTTCTTAAATGAAAATGAAACAAAGAAATTTATTCTTGAACTTCAAAATGAACAGTTTCTTAAGACTATCGATTCTGAAGAACACATTGTAATTTTAAACAAAAATCAAATTGAATACATAAAACGCTTAATTGTTTGTGAGCAAGAAATAGCAAAAGGAAATTTGAATGAAGAGGAATTGGATTTTTTAATTAGTCTTGGATTTTTATTTAAAGGAGAGTAGTAATATGCAGATATTTTTACAAATGATTCCACCGACTACTACGGCACAACAAAAAAAGGTCAACTTCAAGACCAAGACCATTTATGCAAATAGCAGCGCAGTCGATGCAAGAAACAAGTATCGTGCACATCTAGCTGCACACGTACCTAATAAACCGATTGACGGTCCGATTGCATTGAGTATCATTTGGGGCTTTCCTGCAGGTAAGCACAAGAATGGTGAGCCATGTACGAATAAGCCTGATTTAGATAATGCAAACAAAATAATACAGGACGTAATGCAGGAACTAGGATTCTTCAAAGATGACAAGAACATCGTTCAATTGAACCTAAGTAAGATTTGGACTTGGCATCCTGGAGTGATGATAGAAATTAAGAAAGTAGGAGAGGAAATATGAAGAACAAAGAAAAATATTCTTTTGATAAGTTGAGAATTTCCGTCACATACACAGTTGTGGGTATTGCAGACATAAACATTTATCATGGCATAAATTGTGTTTATTACAAATGTTACAGTATCGAAAAATTTACTCCACAGTGGATAAATGATTTCATGAAGTGGCTAGAAGAAGATGGTGGAGAAGAATGTGAACTTGAAATCTTAACTGATGAAGAAAAGGCTTATTTATCCGCTGTAATTAAGCCGTTTAGGGAAGAAGTGGAAAGTATTAAGAAAATAGATATTGAAGAAGATGAACAACAATTACAATTGCAAATCCCCAATGCGCTTGTAATTATGGACTTTCCATTATTTAAAAAAGGCGCAATGTACAGGGGTATGGAAGAAGGAAGAGAGTACACCTTAGAGGAACTTGGGTTATGAATAAATATCAAGAAGCGTTAGAATACCTAACGGAAGAAGCGTACTCAAATTATTTTAGAAAATACGTTCAAACATCAAAAGAAAAAGTATTTCTATTCAAATCTGCAAAAGCATTACAGGAACTTGTGGATAAGGCTACACCACACAAATTGTTAAAAAACGGATTATGTAAATGCGGCGCGAGGGTGATTGTTTCTTTTCAGGATTATTGTACTCAATGCGGGCAGGCAATAGATTGGAGTGAAGAATAATGTTTTTGATAGGATCTATCTGCTTTATAGCAGGATACTTTCTTTGCTTGGTTGTTGTAGCCGCTGTAAATGTGGCAGGAGGAAATGACAGATGATTTATAAAAAAGATGCGGAACGTGACCGATTAAAAGAACAAGGCCGAGAGCTATACGAAAAAATCGAAGCAACCAAGAAAGCACTCAGAAATAATCAACACACAGAAATAAACAGCTTTGAATTGTTTCTAATGGAACGGAAATTAAAACATATCGTAGAGAAGCTTCTACACTACGATGATTAGGAGGATAGAAAATGAACTACGAAGATCCATACAGAGAAGACCTGCAAGTGATTGATCGTGAGCTACGCAATCACTACGAATATAAGAAGCAGCTTGAGACTGTGAACGAGCGCATTGCTGAGATTGATGCGCAGCTTACTTCGATTGGGAGTCCTAGAATCATGAGTCCTGACGAAGCAAAGTACCAGAAAGGCACTAGGATTTATAGCGATATTAACATGTTGGAATTGTTCCAAGAACAAGACCAGTTAATCAAGCAGAAGCAAGACCTACTTTACTTGATCAGCAGAGTGCAAGCTAGACTTAATAAGCTGAACGATGAGGAGTTGAAACTCATTGAGCAACGCTATAAGTATAAAAAGACTCTAAGGGAGTTGGCTGTAGAGATGTGTAGCAATAAGGACAGCGTAAATAAATGTATAGACCTTACTCTTTCCAAATTGTAAAAATTGATAATATTAAAGGTTTAATATGATACAATTACTTTGGAGAAAGAGAGAGATTAAAATGTTTGATTCAGGGAAATATGACGTTATTGAGCTTTCAGAGAAGTTGGTTGAGCTTGCTTCAGAACTGGATTTATCAATATCTAATTTACAACTTCAAAAGATATTGTATTATGTACAAGGGAACTATTTGAAAACTTATAAAAGAAAAGCTTTTAAAGAAACCATTGAATGTTGGGAATATGGTCCTGTTGTTAAAAGAGCATGGAAGTTTTTTTCGTATTATGGGCAAGAACCAATTAAAAAGTTTGGAAATACAATAAAACTGAGGAATGATGAGATTGCGTTATTTAAAAAAATTCTTGAGGATTGCCTAAATTTAAATGTTTGGGACCTAGTCGAAAAGACACATATGGAATTCCCGTGGAAGAATGCATATGATAATAAATGTAAAACTATTTCTGATAATGATATGAAAGTACAATTTTGCAAATGAAGACAAGTAATTATCCTTTAGATGAAAATGAATCGACCTTACACAAATTTTGCATATGCCTAAAATCACCATATAGTACTGCAAAACAATTTTTTGAACAGATGGTTCCTAATTTAGAAACATATGAGATTGGTACTTACTTTTATAGTTTTTATTCTGAATGTGAAGACGAAGAAAAAGATACAATTTCCAATAATTTGAATCGCATGTTTGGTGTATATAAAGAAAAAAGTACAGAGAAACAAGCGGAGCTTTTAAAAGTTAATAACAAAATACAATCAAATTCCAATGGATATAACAAAAATTCAGATGAAACATTACAGAAGTTAATTAGAAATTATAGTGAATTATTGCAAAAAAATTCTGAGTACTATGAACAGTATAAAAGAGAAAGTGTTTTATTTTTGTTTTTATCAGTTATAGAAAGATATAATCAAATAGTTAGAGCTGTCGAAGGGAGAGAGTTAAATAAGAAATTTGATACTATTGATGCACAAATAGATTATTTGAAAAAAAAGAATATCCGAAGTTTAGTTTTTGCGGTCATCTTGTCGACATTAGTATCTCTGCTTATCTTTATGCTGTTTATGGAATTTTATCTTTATGATAAATGGAATAACTTTCATGAAATTTTTGGTAATATTTTTGGTATAATTATAGTTCCATCGATAATAACTTTTTTTGGATACCTGTTTTCTGAACTTAAAAAATAGACATGTCTATTGAAATTTGATGTTATAATGGGCGTAGGCGAAAACCATGAGCAGAAATGCTTGTGGTTTTTTTCGTATGTACATTCGAAGCTATCAGCTTAACATTTGAAATCACCCTAAAACTATTCAATATGAGTACTCCTTTTGTGTTTAATCTTTCCATGTACTAGCTTTCCGGCTGATAGTTTCCAATGTGTGTATGACAACGACGTAGAAAGGAGTTGATCAGGTGTGTCACGAGGCAAATACAGAGACTGGCTAACAGGCGATGGCTTATTAAAGTTGCAAGGCTGGGCACGTGACGGGTTGTCTGATGAACAGATAGCCCACAATATGGGAATCTCGAGAAGTACGCTGAGCGAGTGGAAGAATAAATACTCGGACATTGCGGACACATTAAAAAAGACTAAAGAAATTGTGGACCGTGAAGTAGAAAACGCTTTGTTCAGACGTGCTATGGGCTACAAGTATGACGAAGTGACCTATGAACGTGGAGAAGAAGTCAAACGCGTGACAAAAGAAGTAGCACCTGATACAACTGCGCAAATTTTTTGGCTCAAGAACCGTAAGCCGGCAGAATGGCGTGATAAGATTGAGCAGCAACAGACAGTAACGATACAAGATGACGGCTTCCTAGAAGCGCTTAAAGGAACGATTCAAGACGACTGGAATGAAACAGGTTAGTGTCTTTAAATTTATGCCGTTCAGTAGGAAGCAACGTCAGATTCTAAACTGGTGGATGGATGAATCACCGGTTAACGACTACGACGGAATCATTGCCGATGGTTCCATCCGTTCAGGAAAGACTGTCAGCATGTCTCTGTCCTTCGTTATATGGGCGCAAACATCGTTTACAGGCGAGAACTTTATCATGTCCGGTAAAACTATCGGTTCATTCAGACGTAACGTTATAGGGCCACTAAAACGCATGCTAGTGGGTAGGGGTTATAGTTACGAAGATAAACGAAGCGAAAACTTATTAGAAATAAGCAAAGGCGGAATCACCAACTACTACTACGTTTTCGGTGGCAAAGACGAAGCATCGCAGGACCTCGTTCAGGGTATTACAGCTGCAGGTGCTTTTTTTGATGAAGTCGGACTGATGCCTGAATCCTTCGTGAATCAGGCTACTGCAAGATGTTCGGTCGATGGTTCAAAGTTCTGGTTCAACTGTAACCCAGAAGGGCCTGATCACTGGTTCAAGAAGAACTGGATAGATAAGGCAGAAGAAAAGAACGTTCTATATTTGCACTTCACGATGAAGGACAATTTGAGCCTTTCTGAGCACATCCGTTTACGTTATGAACATCAATACAGCGGAGTGTTCTACAAGCGCTATATTGAAGGCCTATGGGTGCTAGCGGAAGGTTTGTTATTCCCTTACCTAGCGGAAGAACCAAGCAAGTACACATATAGCGAAGGCGAGTGGGCATTCAGCAAGCTCGTCATGGGAATCGACTTCGGTGGCAATGGATCCAAGACAACGTTCGTTTTAACGGGCTACATGAGCGGGTATAAGGAGTTTAAAGTTCTAGAGGAATACGGGCTTCCGTTAACGTCGACGATTGGTAGTGAAGAGATATGCAACGCATTTATAGCGTTCTACAAACTGGCCATAGAGAAGTACGGTCGAGTCGACTGGATATTCCCAGATAGCGCCAGCACCACGATGATCAACAGCCTAAGAGCTGCAGCAATCAAGAACGGACTGAACGCACGTAACATCAAGGGGTGCCGCAAGAACGAAATAAAGGACCGTCCGCGTTTTGTTGACATGCTACTGACGTCTGGACGGCTTAAGTTTAGTGCTGAATGCACTGATACGTTAAAGGCTCTAAGCAGCCTAGTGTGGGATGAAAAGAAAAAAGACATTCCACAAGACAAGAATATAAATAACTGCAACGATTGGTATGACGCATTCTGTTATACCTTTTTAGATTTCATAGAATTTATTGATTTGAGGAGGTAACGAATGGATAAAGCAGCATTGCAATCACCGGCCTTTCAGAAATTGAAAGAGTTAAAAATAAACTACAACGAGCGAGCAGCGAACATAATCAAGAATTGTTACGACTGGTACTCAAACAACGATGTGGAGGGATTCCACACGCGCACTAACTTGAATGGTGTAAACGTAGAAGTTGCACAGCTAGGCTTTGCAAAGCGCCTTTGTGCTGACAACGCTAACCTGTGTGAAATTGTAGAAGTCAACGCAGGTGAAAATAAGGCAAAGTTCGAGGGAGTGCTAAAACTCTTACGAGCAAACAAGTTCAGCAAGATGTATAGAAAGCAGCTAGAGGAAATGGTTGCAACCGGTACAGTCGGAGCATACGTCAGATTAGAAGGTGCTGAAATCTACGACGACGGTAAGGTCAGAGGTGGAGACATCAAGATCAACTATGTGTCCTCTAATTGCATCGTGCCGATAAGAGTCGAGAATGACGAGATTATCGATTGCGCATTCTTAGGTAGTGGCTACTTAAACGGTGCACAGTTAACAACGCTGGTAGTCTTCCGAAAGACGGACGATAAGTACACAGCAGAATCGTACTACTTCAACGATACTAACGAATTGACAGATAAAGCTACAATGCTGCAGCTTGGCAAGGTTAAGCCGTTTGCAATCATGAGAACCGCCGAGGTAAACAACTTCGATGGCATGCAGGGATATGGTTATCCAAAACTGTACACTGCAATTCCATTCTTGAAGACAATCGACCTGTGCTATTCTGTGCTATTCGGAGACTTGGATAAAGGGCAAAAGCTCTTATTCATCAACGAGATAATGGCCAGCATGCAGAAGGACCAGAACGGAAACAGTTACCTAACGCAAGAGCAAAAGAAACTCTTTATCTTGCTGGGTGAAAAGTTGCCAGATCAGAAGGAACTTATATATGAGTACAATCCAGAGATAAGAACTGCACAAATCAAGGAAGTCTTTAATCTGTGCTTGAGTCTTTTATCACTTTCATTCGGTTATGGATCTAAAAAGTATCAGCTTGAAAGTGGTGAAATCAAGACAGCCACAGAATACGTGGGGCAACGTCAAGATTCGATGCAGGAACTAAATAAGCAACGTGTAGAGTCAATTGACTACATCACAGATCTAGTTCACGCGTTGATTTGGTTCCATAACACTTTCAGTGGTGAAACAGAATGGTCAACGGAAGACGAAATTCTAGTAGAGTTTGACGACAGCTACGTTACCGATAAGGCAACAGAACTAGATGGCTGGCGCAACGATGCGCTGAGTTTTCCGGATGTATTGGAATTTAAAATTCAGTACATCATGAAGCGATTGAATTGCGAACATAAGGAAGCAGTCAAGTACCTAAGTACAACAACGCATGACGACAATACAGACCTAGAGGACTAGCCGATGCTATCTGAAGAACAGATTGAACTGTTAGGCGATAAGTACTTAGTTGGTCTATACCAGGAGCTGGAGCGTGAGGTTCTACAGGATATCGCACGAAGAGTCAGAAAGACCGAACGACTAACCGAGACCGCTGAAATCATGGCCAAGTCAATGCGTGAGAACGGGTACAGCGCAGCAGAAATTCACGCGGAAGTAATGAAGAAGCTGAATGCTACTCCAGAATACAGGCGCATGATTGCTGAGAATACCTACGCGTACAAGCAAGAGGTGAAGCAGAAGATAGCTGAAACTGTTAAGGCTGCTAAAGAGGCTGGAGATAAGCTGATAGGTGAAGCAGGTGAGATGGCATTCAACGAAGACCTATCCATGTGGGAACAAGGTGGTGTTGATCTAAAGCAGCCTAACTCAATGAAGCAAATTACCGATGGTTTTAAGGCACAAGCCAAAAACGACCTAAAGAACATCAGTGGAACAACAGCATTCAAGAGTCCACTGTTAGGTACTGTCGAAACTGCTGAAGCCTATCAAAGGTCGCTGGATCTAGCATTGCTGAAGGTGTCTACTGGCACGTACAGTTATCGTCAGGCTTGTGATGATGTGATTAAAGAGTTCACAAGAAGTGGCCTTCGCACAGTTGACTACGTGAGCGGTCGAACCTATCAAGTTGATACGGCCATACGCATGATCGTACGAACATCAACTGCTCAGCTTGCAGGAAAGATAACGGAGGCGAACTGTAGGACAACAGGGCAGGACTTAGTAATTATCAGCCAACACTTAGGAAGTCGCGATACGCACGTTTACTTCCAAAATAAAGTCTATTCTATGTCTGGCAAATCAAAGAAGTACCCAGACATTCACGCTCCACTCGGTGAAGGTTGTGCATATGGTAGACCTGAAGGCTTACAAGGGCCGAACTGTACCCACATGTTCTATCCATTCTGGGAAGGTATCAGCGAGATCCCAGAACCACTGAAAGAACCTGATCCAGTAGAGTACAAAGGCCGAAGCTACACGCGATATGAAGCCACTCAACAGATGCGTGCGATGGAGCGCGAAATAAGAGCGTTAAAGCGCGAAAAGTATGTGGCCGATGAAAATGTCGACCGTAGTCAAATCGCTTCACAGATACGTGCAAATAAGGCTGAGTACATGCGATTCAGTGAAGCAATGAACCTTAAGCCTAAAGAAAACAGACTATTGGTTGGTGGTGAGAGAAGCAAGTGGGCAGATAAAAGTATCGGTAATAACAACTACACCGATAGAAAAACTAAAAATGTAAGTGAAATTTCTGGTAAGGTGAGAGAAGAAGATTCGAAAGTATGCTCAATTTACAAAACTCTCTTTGATGGATATGACCCTGCCCCTTTGGTGAATGGTGAAGTAAGCCGTGCGGATTGGATAAAGCCTATAAGCAACAATACATACAAAATAGACCGTACTATAACAAACAAAGAAATGCCACCAGGCGATACTAATGTCGATATCAAAAATAATGCATTAGCTAACAGCCTACATGAGCGAGCCCATGACTTGATACATCAACTTGTACTAAAAAGGGCAGGAATAAAAGATGACGAGATGATCACTAACAAACAGGCACAAGACTTAAATGAGAAATACAGAGATATTTCGCTGAAGGTCTATGAGTATGTTTTTGATGAGCGGATGAGTGCCAAAGCGATTATTGATGATATAAATACTCATGTATCAGAAAGGGCCACTGTGTTGCATGAATTGATTCCTGAAAGTTTTGTTGAATACTTCGGAAAGGATAACCCTTCACAAATTTCTAAAAAGGTATATGATTATGTCACAAAGGAGTGGAAAAATGAAAAATAGCCTATATGATAAACTGAATTTTGCAAGTGGTTATTATGGGACTTTCCCTGCTGGATTTAGAGGCTCTAAGAAGCCAACAATTCATTTTGTTGAAGGCACTCCGGATGAAATAAAATCGAGAGCTATAAAAGTTTGGGAAGAAATTTTAAAAGAAGCTGCCGAACAACGTGCAAATGGTATTTTCACCGATGAAAATATGTGTTTATAGATTAAAATATATCGATTAGAGCACTCTAAAATAGGGTGCTTTTTATGTTGGAAGGAGGAAATATGAAGATACCTGCAGAAGTAAAGATATTATTTAAAAACTATAAGGTTGTTGACGAACTGAACATTCACGATGAAAAAAGTGACTTATATGGGCAAATCAATTATCTTAATCAAATTATTAAATTAAACCCACAGGCAAAGGATGAGCAAAAGAAATCAACCTTTTTACACGAATGCGTGCATGGCCTTGATGAAATGTTTAGTATCGGGTTAACAGAAGAACAAGTAGAAAAACTCGGAACTGCTCTATACACTTTTATCGAGAGCAATGAAGATATATTTAAATAGTTGATTAAGGCACTTCAATTAAGGTGTCTTTTTCATATATCCCACACCGAAGAAGGTTCGGTATAAAAAAGACTTAAGGAGGAAAAATGAAGGATTTTAAAGAGATTCTAAAACAAGCTGGAATAACTGTGACAGACGAACAGCTAGCAACCGTTGAAACAGAAATGAAGGCAAACTACAAACCGATTGCAGACTACATCAAGCAAAAAGAAAAGTTGGATGCATCGGATGAAAAGGTTAAGACGTTGACTGCATCGCTCGACAAGTTCAAGGATGTAGATCCAACGGCTTTAACACAAACGATTGAAGACCTTAAAGGCCAACTAACTCAAAAGGATGCAGAATTTGCGCAGAGATTAGCGGACCGTGACTTCGATGATTTGATTAACACGAACATCAACACACTAAAGGGCAAAAATGCTAAAGCAATCAAGGCTTTACTTGACGTTGATGCGTTAAAACAATCAAAGAATCAGGCTGAAGACATTAAGACAGCGTTAGAAGCTTTACAGAAGGCTGACGACTCTGCCTTTTTATTTGAAACAGTACAGCCACAAGCACAAGGAAGCTTCAATCCTATCGGTGGAATTTCAACTCCGCCAGTGCCATCTAACTATTTAGATGAGCAATACAAAAATAACCCTTACTACAAGAAGGGATAGAAAGAGGTAATTAAATTATGGCAGTTATTTATGGACAATTACACGTCGATGAAAAGTACAAAGCAACACTGGAACCAAATCTTTATCACAAGTCACCATTCGCGGATGGTAAGACATTCACTTCTAAGTATGAAGAAGGTGCAGCAGGTGGAATCTTCGTACGCAAGTTAGGCACTTCAGCAGTTGAAGTAGGAACACCTGGGCGCGACTTCGTTGATGAGAAAACATCAGATGAATTAATCCCAGTTGTATTCAACAACAACTATCAGAAGTCAAAGAAGATTTATGGCGTACAGGCTGCAGCAGTTTCTACTCCATTAGCAAATGAATCTTTAAAGATTGCTAATGAAGAGGTTTCTGAAGGCTGGACACTATCAGGTTTAGCGTGCTTGATCAATGAAGGTAAGGCAGCTACAGCGACAGACGCTATCACAGCTAAGACTGTTAAGCAGGCAGTTATTGCAGTTCGTAAGGAAATCGTAACAGCTAAGGGTTCAGCTGACGTTCTGCTATGTTCTCCAGAACTCTACGCAGCAATCTTAGAGCAGGCTGGTTCTGAATTCGTTCCACAGTCTAATGAATTTACAAATGCTACTGGCCAAGTTGGTAAGTGGTTAGGCTTCACAGTATATGAAGTTTCTGCATTAGCTGAAACACAAGGCAAGTACTACGATTCTGCTAACGCATTGAAGACAGTACCATTCGCTAAGGTAGACTTCATCATGTACAACCACGAAGCATTATCAATTATCCCTAACTTCTCAGTTGCTCGTATCGTTGACTCCGAGAACTTTGCTGGATCTAAAGCACAGGTTGAATTGAACTCTGCGTTTAAGGTTACAAACCAGGATTTAGTTCGCGTACGTAAGCACGTTTAATCAAAAGATTAACAGAAGGGAGTGGAACATATGAGCCTACTAACATGGGAGCGTTATCGCTCCCTTCATGACATTGTTTCTGAAGATAAATTCGATAAAGCAGAAAAGCAAGCAGAGAGTGAGATTCGTAACGTTATGGGAGTTATCCATTACACAAACTGGATAGCAGACAACCCAAACCTTACAAATGAAATCTACTACGATCAGCTGCTCGACTGCATCTGCAACGTTATCAACTACAACGCTACGGTCGGATCTAAAGCAGGACAGGGCGTTGCTTCTGTGTCAAACGACGGTTATAGCGAAAGCTACGTGCTACAGACACAATCACAAGCAACTGAAGAACTGCACAAGAACATCCGTAAGTGGTTATCTGGCACTGGTCTAGTGAGGGCATACTAATGGCAGTCTTCACAGATACGGTCACAGTTTATCAGAAGCAAGCAACAGGCTATAAGCGTACAGTCGTCAACGGCTGCCAATGGTCCGAAAAAATCGAAAAGAAATTGGAAGGTGGCAAGCTGCAGACCGTTAAGACTACTACAATCACGTTTATAGAGCCGTTTTTGCTTGATTTAAGCACGTTCACCGAAGAGGATGGAATCTTCTGCGGAAACGTAGCAGAAACCCCTACAAACGACAAAGGAAGTCGTCTATCAGACATGATAAAGCGATACCCTAAGAGTGGAATCATCCGTGCAGTGAATGACAACTCAAACAGAGATTATCTGAAGAACATAAAGGTGGTCATTTACTGATGGGGGAACTTTTTCACTTCAGCCTTAAGTCTGTAGACATTAAGCCTAAAGAAGTGGCAGAGAGCAGGGGCATCAACGAAGGCGGAACCGTGCAGCAGTTAATTGATAGCGAGTGCCTCCGTCTATGTGATCCATACGTTCCGAAGGATACCGGAGCCTTAATTCAATCAGGAATTATCAACACAAAAATAGGCAGCGGAAAGCTCTGCTATCGCACACCATACGCACGTCGTTGGTACTACATGCCTGCAGATTTCCAAGATGCGCCTATGCGTGGGAATTACTGGTTTGAACGTATGAAGGTGCAGGGCGGTAAAGATAAAATCCTACGCGGAATCAAGCGCATTACAGGAGGTAACGGATGACAATTTCAGAAGCAATCAGCAAGTGGCTGGCTGAGTATGGCAACATCGTCATAGAAACAAACCACGTCTCAGATGGAAGCGATAAATACGGACTATTCAAAAGCCCACAGCGTAACACAGTAAGTTATGTAGACTACAGCTACGAAATCACTGAGTACTATCAACTGCTGGCAAGACTAAACAGCCTGTCAGAGGACGATAGAAAAGACAGTGACGAGCTATTAGAAAAGTTAACCTACTGGGCTGATGACTATCCATTCGTGCATGAGTATCCTACACTCGACGGAAACAGACAAATCCTTAACATTAGCGTTACCGGAAGTCCTTATCCGTTGAGTACAGACTCATCCGATACTGTTTATCAATTATCCATCGAAATAACATACACAAGAGAAAGAGAGGGCTTATAAATGGCACTAACAAGACTCAAAAAACATCAATTTATCCCTTTTATCAATACAAGCAAAACTGCAGATAAAAACTGGGCTCGTATTGGTAAATCAACTGTCTTCTCATTGGCTTTTAATGCAAAAACAGAAGAGAGTGACTACATCGAAGATGAATCTCCAACTACAGAATTAACTGGCTACGTACCTTCAATGGACCAAGAGCTAGTTACAAATGAAGGCGATCCAGCATTTGACTTCATCTACGAAATGGCGAAGAGCCGTGCAACGGGCGAAGATGCTAAGAAGGAATTCTTACTTGTTTTCGCTGGTACTAAGACGCCATATGATGCGTGGAGTTGCCCTTCATGCACAATCGAAATCAAGGAACTAAACACAGTGGACCAGAAGATTACATTCGCACTCCACTTCGGCCCAATTGTTCCTGGTAAAGTAGCAATCACAGCAAACAAGCCTACATTCACAGCAGGCGCTTAAGAATTGAAAGGATAGGAAAGCATGCAATACACTGTTATTTTTAATCGAAAAAGCTACGATTTGCCAAAAAAAACAATGGCAATCTGGGAGGACTTGGATTCAATCTTCAAGCTTGATGCAACAAATCTTCCGAATCGAGAGAAGTATAAAAAGATGATTGAATTCATCGCTAAGTTGGTGGGCCAAGAGGCTATTGATGAAATCTTTGGAACAGAAGATCTAGACGAGATGGATCTAAACGACATCACGCTGGCAATCTTCAAAGTTAGAGATGCATACGAAAACCCACTAGCAAATTATCAAGCAGAAAAGAGCAGTGAAGCATTGAGTCAGATTCCGCTTGATAAGTTACAGTCCTTCAGCAAACTGATGGATGCTGTCTCAAAAGTTAAGAAATAATGCTTGACCTGACCGCTAAGTCCTTACCTAATACAATCCGTATACATGGTAAGGACTTTTCTATTTATACGGATTTTCGAGTTTGGATGAAATTCATCATTGAAGCAAATAAAGCCCTACTCAATGGGAAGGGCTTTGACGTAGCTTTTTTATTTAAAAATGACATGCCGTATCGAATAGACCTAAAAGACCTATTCGAGTTTGCCAATCCTAAAAACCCTTTGCCAAGAAATACCAGACAGACAGACGACCAAGTCATCACACTTGACTATGAAATCGATTCAGATTTGATTTACGCCGCGTTTATGCAGCAGTACAGCATCGATTTGATAGAAGTTGAAGAATTACACTGGTGGAAATTTCTCGCGCTTCTAAAGGGCTTAAATGGCACGAAATTAGACGATGTAATGAAGTGGAGAAACTACAAGAAGGACACACGTCCAAACGTAGACGTTTACGAAGAATTGCGCGATGCATGGGAAATCCAAAGGGAACTATCCGAACAAGAAAAATTAGAATTAGAAGAATTTAGTAAACAATTTGAGATTGGAGGTGACGAAAATGAGTGATGGAACATTGGTCTTTAATACGAAACTCGACTCTGACGGTGTCACCACTGGGCTGACAAGAATCGGAAGCGCCGCGTCTACTGCACTAGGCACACTTGCGGGCAACTTAATGACACAAGCCGTAGATGGTCTACGCAATCTAGGCAGTGAGGCAATTAATGCTTTCGGCAACATCCAGCAGTCCTTCGGTGGCTTAGACACAATTTACAAAGAAGCGAGTAGTAGCGCGAAGGCCTATGCATTACAAGCCCAGAAGATGGGTATTTCCATGAACACCTACGCAGAGCAGGCTGTCTCAATGGGCGCAGCTCTAAAGCAATCACTCAAAGGTGATGTAGCAGCTGCTGCAGAAAAGGCAAACCTCGCAATCAGTGACATGGCCGACAACTCAGCAAAGATGGGCACTAGCATAGAATCGCTGCAGAATGCTTATCAGGGCTTTGCTAAAGGCAACTACACCATGCTGGACAACTTAAAGCTCGGTTTTGGCGGTACGAACGAGGAAATGAAAAGACTGCTAGCAACAGCAGAAGATCTGCCTGAAGCGATGGGTAGAAAATTTGACATCAGCAGTTACGCAGATATCGTCGATGCGATCCACTTAGTCCAAGAAAACATGGGCGTAGCTGGAGTAGCAGCAGCCGAAGCACAGACAACAATCCAGGGTTCAATGAATGCGGCCAAAGCCTCATTCGAAAACCTACTAGCTGCAATGGGTGATCCAGACGGTGATGTAGACGCAGCAATGCAAACATTCCTAGCCAGTCTACAGACGGCATGGGATAACTTAGCGCCAACGATCCAAACGATTGGAAAGAACATTCTAGAGCAAATTGGAAAAGGAATAGAAGCACAACTACAGCCCTTTAAAGACGACTTTGTAGGCACAGTAAGTGAGATTGTTGAATCAATCGGTGAGTTTATCTCAGAGGCGGCAGGCGATAACGAAGTGCTAAACGGAGTGGCTGATGCAATCAAGTTCTTAGGCGAGAACATGGATAAAGTACTGCCAGCCGTAGGTGGCCTAACCGCAGCAATAATCACTTTTAATGTGGCTCTATCTATTCAATCGGTCATCCAGGGAGCAGCTGCGGCCTTTAAGGCTTTTCAAGCTGCAAATGAAGGCGCAACAGTAGCACAATGGCTACTCAACGCAGCGATGAGTGCAAACCCTGTAGTTCTGATTGTCGCAGCCATTGCAGGACTGATAGCGGCAATCGCAATCCTGTGGAATACTAACGAGGACTTTAGAAACGCAGTGATAAAAGCATGGAGTGCAGTAAAGGACTTCTTTACAAAAACAATTCCAGATGCGTTCAAAGCGGTCGTAAAGTGGTTCAGCGAACTTCCAGAGAAGATTAAAGGCTACTTGACTGGAGTAATTGAATCAGTTAGTCAATGGGCTAAAGACCTAGCATCAAAAGCCGTAGAAGTTGGAACAGACTTCATCCAGACAATCATTGATTTCTTTGTTAACCTTCCGTATAACATCGGTCTAGCGTTGGGTACATTTATTGCAACCATCATCCTCTGGGGAGAACAGTTAATTGAGAAGGGCAAGGAAGTAGGTACAAACTTCGTAAACGGTGTGATTTACTTCTTTGTAAATCTACCTAAGAACGTAGCTGATTTCTTAAGCAACGTCATTTCAGAAGTGAAGCAGTGGGCTACAAATATGATTTCAAATGCAATTCAAGCAGGTGCTGACTTTGTTGCTGGGGTGATTGATTTCTTTGTGAACCTTCCAAAGGATGTCGCTGATTTCTTGGGTAAGGTTATCGACTCAGTCCTAACGTGGGGGAAGAACCTGGCAAGCGAAGGTGCAAGTGCAGCTAGCAGCCTCGCAACGAGCGTTGTAGACGGAGTTAAGAGCATTCCGGACAAGATGTTGTCAATTGGAAAAGACATCGTCAATGGCCTCAAAAACGGTATTAAAAATGCATGGGGCGGCTTCACTGGTATGGTAGGTGACCTAGTAAGTGGATTTGTTGATGGTGTCAAGAATACACTTGGTATCCACTCACCATCACGCGTGTTTAAGTGGATAGGTCAGATGTGCGTTGCTGGATTCGAGGATGGAACGGAGGACCTGATGAACTTAGACAATATAGGTGCTAACGTTTCAGCATCATGGGGAACAATGAGCGCGAACATGAGTGGCGGAATGAGCAGAAACACAACGTTCAACTTCTACGACACGCAGACTTCACCGGATGCAATCATGAGAAAAGCAGAAAACACATTCCAGTTCGGATTGGCAGGTGGTATCTAATGAGTGGAATCGTTAATGTAAAATGCGTACGTGAAGACGGAAAAGAGTTTCTGCTTGGAACCAACTCAGCGTGGCGCATTCTTTCAGATGGCCTAGAAGGTATCGACTATCCAAAAATAAGCGTTTATTCAGAAAAGAGTGCTGTCAAAGACGGCGCTCTTTTAACTGGAATGCGTATCGACGATAGATCAATACAAATCAAAGCCAAAACAGTTTTAACAAAATTAAATGCAGTCCTAAGACGTGAGGCAATCTCGTTTTTCAGACCGAAGATGAAGTATAGAATCGTTATCACTTATCAAGGCGAAACGCGCTGGATAGATGGAGTGATTGAAGGCTTTAGTTGTCCTTCACAGAACATTCACATGCCAATGAAGCTTACAGTTAAGTTCTACTGTGAGGACACGCACTTGAAATCAGTTGATAATTTCGGTAAGAATATCGCCTCAATCACACCGCGATTCGCTTTTCCATATATTCAGACGCAGAAAATTAAGATTGTAGCTGAGTCGTTTAACTTCTCGAAAACAGTCACGATCAACAACGACGGTGATGCTGAGGTTATGCCTGTAATTAGAATTAACTTCAAAGGTAGCTGCAGCAATCCAGTCATTAAAAAGAACGACGCATATGTACGCGTTCTCGGTAACTTCGTAAGTGGTGACCTGCTAATCATTGACTGCGAAACTTATCGAATCACGAAGAATGGTGAGAACTGGATACACCATATCGACAGAACGTCGTCATTTACAGGTATTCGATTGGATGTTGGTGATAGCAACATTTCATTCGGTGCAGATACAGGCGACTCGAACATGGCCGTATACGTGTATTTCAATAAGCGCTACTTAGGTATGTAGTCAGGAGGGATAGATGGAATTAGCATTCTTAGATAAAGATTTTAATCTTATCAAATACTTCAACTACATCAATTTACAGTGGATCCGCAGATACTACGAACCAGGACAATTTATGGTCCAGATTCCAGCTGACCAATACGTCACAGGTGCGGAGTACGTTTTCAACAGTTCACGGCCAGAGCTTGGTATGATTCAGAAATTCGAGTATGCACGCAAGTCTAGCGGACAGTTGATTCTATTGTCTGGATACTTCTATGAGTACAAGTTGAACGATAAAATAACCTATCCACGCTTTAGACATACAGGAAACATCGAGATGGTGGCTAGAACAATCGTAGATAACTACATGGGCGATATTCCTTTATTGACTAAGGCGCAGGCGAACTCACCACTACTAGGCACTAGCGTGACTAAACAGTCCACAGGTGAAGGATTGGCCACAGCACTTTATGCGCTACTGAAGACACAGCAGATGAGCTACTCTTGCTTGTATGACTATGTAAATAAGCAAATCAAGTTCAAAGTATGGCAGGGTTTAGATCGTACACAATCACAAACGCAGAATAGTTTTGCATCGTTCTCTGAGAAGCTGAGAAACATCCAGAACGAAAGAATCACAAAGGATACAACAGCATCAAAGAACTATGCAATCGTTATAGGTAATGGTAGCTATGAGGAAGGTAGGCAGGTCAGCGTAACGGTTGACCTCCGTGCCAATCCTTCAGACTATCGACGTGCTGTGTACATCGATAAGACGGCGGAGATTTACGACTCAGCAAAAGAATCGCTAGATGCTTATAAGAACCGACTTATCCAGGCAGGCAAAGAGGACATGCTGAAGAAGCATGCAAGCATTCTTAACGTTTCTTTTGATGCAGTTCGCAACAATGGACTTCGATACATGGAAGACTTTAATCTAGGCGACAAGTGCGATTTATTGATTGATGATTTCCAAATGGCCTTCCAGGCACGACTTACGGAAGTGCGTGAAGTCTTTAAGAATTCAGTACATGAGATAAGTTTAACGTTTGGCGATAAAGTGCCAGTCGCATACAGAAAGTGAGGAATAATAATGGCAATGCAATCATTCCCATTTACGTCAGAGGTTACTTTTGACGATAGTGGATTCCCGCAGTTTGATAGAGCCGTGGGAAGCGATGTTTTAAGGAATGTTCTATCAAATTATTACACTAATGGTGTATTTGGAATTGGTAATACAAACTGTTTTAAAGTTGTGGCTTCTACTGATGGTGGAATGGGCCTTTCAATTCAACCTGGATCAAGCCTTATCAATGGTGCTACTGCTTACTGTAAAGAAGAGACACGAATCACACTGGCAAACAGTGAAACACTGTCAAGATTTGATGCTGTCGTCTTAAGGCTAGACGACAATAAAGCACATCGAGATATTCGCATCGAAGTGTTAAAAGGCACAGCACAGTCACAGCCTGTTAAGCCTATGCCAACACGCGAAGGCGCAGTATATGATTTGGTGCTTGCGTATATCTTCGTAAAAGCTAACGTTTCTACGATTACTAATGCTGACATCACAGATACACGAATTGATAAGAACTTGTGTGGTTTTGTTAGTGCAATAAACAATCTTAATGTGGATAGTTTGCACACACAGCATAATGCAATGTTTAATGCATGGTTCGAGGGCATCAAGAATCAACTAGGCTCAGACCTAGCGGGCAACTTACAAAATCAAATCAACGCACTTAAGGGCGAGCAATCACAACTCTTGCAAAGAGTTTATCCAATCGGATCATTTTATGTTACCGAATCAACAGCGAATCCAGCTACGTTATTTGGATTTGGACGATGGGAAAAGATTGAGGATAAATTCTTAATTGGTGCTGGGAAAAACACGCCTATCAAATCTTCAGGCGGCAGTAAAACGCATAGCCACGGAAATAAAAACGGTCGTAATGGTAATCTAGCTGCCGCAATCGGTGCAGCAAACGGAAACACTAATGCAATTGGATATAAAGCAGCCAATGACACAGATTTAAACGCTTTGGGCAATGCAACATATGTTGTTTCTGGAGCAGGGCAGGGTTTCGCGGGATGGAACCATTTTACCGCTGTAGTTGGTCAAACAGCGGAGGATGACACGTTGCCGCCTTATTATGCAGTCAATATTTGGCGTAGAGTTGAGTAGGCTAAAAGGAGGTTAAGAAATGGATATTAAACTAAATGATGGCAGAAGCTTCGGAGTCGTTTCATACCAGAAAAATAGCTTTGAACTGATGATACCATTTAATAAAATCTATGAAACGGCAGTTCTGATGAGTCAAAACAATGTTTCTAGTTCTAAAATCGTTGATTCTAGCATGGGAAAAGAAACAGTCCTTTATCAATTCAACGTAGTAAAGCCTTTGGGGTTTGAAGTTAAAATTATTGATAATGACAACATCAATATTAGATTTTCTTTTGATGAAGTTTCTGAAACAGAGCTGGAACTGGCAAAGCAGAAAGCTGAAGCTGAAGCAGTATCACACTTTATCGCTTTAGGATTGCAGAACGCTGAAATCAAAGATGTTATCAAGTGGGCGAAGTTTTTAGAAGATTGGCGTCCAAAAAAGTTCCCATATAAAAAAGGGGAACGATTCAAGCATAATGGCAATCCTTATGAAGTTGTTGAAGCCGTTACATCAGACGAAATTAACACACCTGATAAGGACACAAAGCACTACAAATTGCTGAAAGAGCAAGAAAACAGTCAAGATAAACCAAAGGTTGAAATCAAGCCGTGGGATGAAAAGAAAACCTACAACAAGGGTGATTTAGCAATTGCGAGAGGAATTGTGTTTGTTTCAACCATTGACGGTAATAAAGGCAACGAGCCAGGCTTCGGCACTGCTTGGGATTATTACAAAGAAAATTAAATATTTGCTATTAAGGCGACCAATGCGGCCGCCTTTTTAGATAGAAAAGAGGAAAAATCATGAATGAAGATTTAGCTTTAACAGCAGAGCAGTTAGAAGAATTAAGCAACAACAAAGCAGAGAAAGTAGAGGAATAATTTATGGGATATTCAGCTTTAACCAATGCAACAATCATGAGTCCTAATCATTCAGGCTCACGATACAATTCAATATCAAAGATCACTATCCATCACATGGCTGGTAATCTTTCAATCGAGACGTGTGGGAACGTCTTTTTAAATCCAAATAGACAAGCGTCATCTAACTATGGAATTGGATCAGATGGCCGAATCGCATGTTATGTCGATGAAGAAAATCATCCGTGGACATCCGCTAACTGGGAAAACGATGATCGTGCAATCACTATTGAAGTAGCAAACAGCGAGACTGGTGGTGATTGGCCAATCAGTCAAGCAGCGTACGCTTCTTTAATTCGTTTATGTGCAGATATCTGTAATAGATACGGAATCTATCCTTATTACGACGGGACACCATCTGCAACATTGACAGAGCATTGCATGTTTGTGGCTACGAATTGTCCAGGTCCTACAATTCACAGTATGCAGGTCAACCATGTTATTGAAAATGATATTCGTGCCGCTATGGCAGGTGGCATAGTAAACACACCACAATCAACTCAACCAGTTGGTGGAGATGTTGAAGACTTAGCGCTTAGAGCAATTGCAGGTGAGTTCGGCAATGGTGATGCAAGACGTGCCGCACTAGGCGATATGTATAGTGCTGTACAAGCACGCATCAACGAAATGTATGGTGGAGTTACAGCAACAGCTGACTACTCTATTGATGCTATTGCTTATCGTGTTATCGCTGGCGAGTTCGGCAATGGCCAAGACCGTATTAATGCATTAGCTGCAGCAGGATATGACAACGTAGCAGTACAACAGCGTGTCAATGAGATTCTTCAAGGCGGCGATACAGCTTCAGCACAAGATGATCTAAGCGCTATTGCGAAAGCTGTTTATCGTGGTGACTATGGCAACGGCCAAGATAGAATCAATGCTTTACGTGCAGCAGGGTATGATCCAGATGCAGTACAACGCGCAGTAGATCAAATCTATTACGGTTTATAAAACAGGAGGTGCCTACATGAAGGATGGAATCAATCCTGTATACATTAGTCTCCTTATTTCGCTTTTAGGGCTAGTTGCTACTGTATGGAGCGTAAACGCATCAATCCATAAAGGTAGTAAAGATCAGGCAGCAGAGCTTGGCAAAATGAACGCAAATATAGCGTTTGTGAAAGAGGGGATAA